ACTATGCGTAAGGCATCGGTACTAGCTGTACCATTATCTACATCACAGATTTCTAGAGAACCTGCATCGCCACTAACACCTATAATTCTCTGTCCACCAGTAACATCTATCCCTGTTGAATTCAATTTTAAAATTTGTGCAGGTGGATTGCCTACTTTAAAATTCATCTCAGGAGAAGCTGCACCATAACCCCCTTCAATAGTGCCATACTTAGTTAAGGCTGTATAAAAATCTATAGCAACTCTATTATTAGCCCCTAATGTATTATTATATAGGTTAAGACCAGTAGTCACTCCTGCTGATGTGTTGGTTGCACTTACTGTACCAACCACATCCAACTTGGCACTAGGCGAACTAGTTCCTATGCCAAGACCCACATCAGTTAGTCGCATACGTTCTGTTGTGTCTTGTTTGAATATATGGTCTCTTGCTGCAGTTGGTGTGGTATATGTTAAATGACTACTGTTTGAAGAAATACTTGCAGAAGTGCTAGTGTCACTATCAGTAAAGGTAATTTTTGGCAAATTATCTGTTATGGTTATATTGTTACTTGCAATAGTGCTTGAAGCAGTTATAGAACCAGTAACATCTATCCCTGATGAGGTTGTGGCTAGTTTTTTTACACCATCATTGTAAAGGTCAACTGAGCCATTTGCATTTGCAATTAGCATATTTTCACCAGCAGTAGAACGTAAAATTACAAAAGTTGAGCCTTTTATTTGTGTTGATGTAGTGCCTTCTAAGATTAAAGAACCAGTTCCTGCATCTTGAATGTAACTATTAGACCCATCGTGATAGATTTGTAGGTCACTACCTGCACCAAAGATGGCTTTGCCATTATCGTCAAATGTAGCGTTACCTGTTACATCTATTCCTGATGAGGTTGTAGCGAATTTAACTGAGCCACCATGATATAGCTCTACATCTGTAGACCTAAATCTTGCTTTTGTAGTATTTAAGTCAGCACTTGTAATAATTAAATTATTGTCAGCACCTATATAAAGACTGCCTGTACCTGTTTCAGTGATAACACTATTTGAACCTGTGTGATAAATCTCTAAATCTTGGCTAGCACCTAGTCTGATTTTTTCGTTGTCGCCCAGATCCAACTGATCGACAGAAACATTACCCATAGATACAGTTGTTCCGCCAGCGCCAAAGATCGCATCTAAAGTATCTAAGTTGGTATTGAGCTTATCACCCCAGGTATCTTCCGATGCGCCTGGTTCTGGTTTGGTTAGGGTTAAATTCGTGGTGTATGTATCTGCCATTTATGCTACCTCTTGTTTATCTTTTTCATCCCAACTTGTGCTTGGATTGTTCTGTGTTGTCCATGTTTTATCTGTTGTTGTTATCTCACTCCAAGTTGTGCTTGGGTCTGTTTGCGCTGACCAAGTAGTGCTAACTGTCTGGTCTGACCAAACATCTGGTGGTACAGTTTCATCTTCCCATTTTAAACCACCGAGAGATGAAAAACTACTTGTTTGGTTTGATAGCCCAGCACCTGCGAAAGTTGCTCGTCCTGTGCTGTCAAAATCACTAACACCAGCTATGGTGCTGAAGCCAGCTGCGGTAATAAAACCATCGGAAGCAAAATCACTAACGCCACTAATAACCGATGCGCCACCAGCTTTGATAAAGCCTTGTGAATCAAAATCAGATACCGCAGCAATGGTGACTAGAGCAAGATCTACTTGTGTGCCAACTGCGGTAAAGTCAGAAACAACAACGACAGTAGAATTACCAATGAATAATTCACGGCCTGTAGCCGTAGTATCTGATGTTGCGGGGATGGTGGATGTTAGCTGACCAGCAAGCTCGTCCCACTTGGATCTGCCATAAAATCCTCTACCGTAGCCTAAAGTGGCCATGATGTTATGCCAGAGTTATATCCAAATCGCCTGTGTTAAATCTAAATATATCTCCTGAAGATACGACTTTTGATGCAGTTAAATTAGCGTAAGCCAATAAGTTGCCAGATGTAAGCGCATCAAAAACACCAACGGCAACAACGGTACCATAATCTGCTGTGGCGGTTGGATATTCTATAGCAGCAGTATTGGATGCTGTTGTTGGGTCTGTGCCTGAAACAGAAAATGTAGCAGTTTGTCGTGCGTAAGCGCCACCTGAAACTTCTGTGCCACCACCTGTATCAGTTGGTGCTACAGTATATAATGCGACATATAATGTTGATGGTGCTGTGTAAGCGCTACCACCAAATACATGGTCTAAAACTTTGTCCTCTAAATAATCTGAAAATCCTGCCATAATACTTCCTAGTTGTTACTCCAATAATAAACGTTTTTCTTAGCTTTGCCATAAGACCTTCTTCTTTGCATAAGAGAGCCTTTACCAAATTCTGCTTTTTCTTGTTCCATTTTAAGTTCTTCTAAGGCTTTTTCAAAGAGCTGTGAGAACATTGCGACCCTTTCATCTTCCATTAAATAGATAGAAGCGTGTTTTAAAGCACCATACAAATAAACATCGGGATGATTGTTGGACAGGAAGTTGCTAGTGTTGCTATCACTTAGTGCATCTATCTTGCTGTAATAAGTTAATTGTAATGTGTAGCTAGTGTCTGGTGTTGGTGCTAATTCCATAGTGTCATCGACAAAAGCAAAATACACAGGTTGTCCTGTTTTGTTGTTAATTGATTTTCTGTAAATGTCTAAACTTTCAATAGACTGTTGTAGGATTGGTGAAAAGTCATTGGATGTTATTTCAACATTAATACCTTCTAACCAATCGGTAGGTAGTGATAAGTATTGTGCATCAGCTGTTGCTGTTGCTCTTTTAATCATTTCTTTACGTCTTACTCTTCTGTTGACTTCACCCTCAACATTATCAATGAACATATCCATTTGATTTGTTAAATCAGATCTGTTTAAGTAATTTGCTATGTTGGTTTTTAATTCTGAATATGTCATACCTTACCTTTCCATGTTCTGAACAATTTATTATCTGGATTGTTCAACCATTTTTTCCATGCCTTCTGGTCCTTAGCCCAGCCTTCACGCATGGCTTGTTGATATATTACCATAGGAACTTCCGCAACGTGACGTAAATCTTTCCCTGGTTTATTGTAACTTAATTGTTTGACGTGTTCTAAGACTGGTTGCACGTCTTGGGTAGTGTGGTAAACGACTTTATCATCCTCAGTAGCAAACTCATGTTTGTAACCAAGTTTGTGATCTATGATAGTTCGTCTAGCCATAAAAAGAGGGCGGGACTAAGCCCGCCCATAAATATCATTAAGATACGTTTAAGTCAGCCACGATACCGTGTGCTTTCTCATTAGATACTTCTAAACCGTACTCAACTACAATCATCTTGGTTTCTGCATCACCAATTGTTGCAATATCAACTGTTTGGAAGTTTCTTAGATATGCTACTTTTGCATATTCTGGATCAACCAATAGTAGAGATCTTTCTCTTGATCTGTTTGATGGTACGATTTGTAACTCACCAAAGTCAGATGAATAGATTGATACAGATGCTTCAACAGTATTAGCATCGATCATTTGTCTTGCTTGTGTTCTACCTGTAAAGCCAGAAATAACTTGCTTGTTATGTGGACCACAAATTGCTAATGATGGTTCGCCACCATTTTCAAATGAAAGTTGTAATACGTCTTTTAAAAGAGTTTCTGTTAAGTCTCTTTGTGTGCCATCGACTGGAGCTGCACCGTTACCAGCTGCTGAACCACCAGTACCTCTTGAATCATTAGTTTCAACCCAAGATTCAAAACCACCAGTTACACGAGCTGTTGTAGCATTACCAGTTGTTTTTGCACCATTTTGACATAGAGCTTCTTCCATATCTCTCTTAAGAGCTTTAGCCATAAGAGCTAACTGGTGAGCCATTTCTGATCTCTTACCAGCTGCGTCTGAAACTTCCTGTGAACCAGAAACTGTTGCATCTCTTTTTGAAATCATACATACGTTTGATTCTCTAACAGTTGCTTGAGCTGCTGATCTGGAAAGTTCAAAACCTTCTAATTCACCACTTGATGATGGTGTTGGAAGAACTTCTGTTTGCCAATCAAAGACAACATTTTTTACATTTCTAGTGCCGATAGAACTCATAAATGGAGTTTGCATTGGGGATATGTTGTAAATAATATTACTCAAATCCTCTCTATCAGCAGTAGCGCTATAGGTATCGAAAGC